TCAAACACTGTTAAAGCAGGTGTAACTGAAATAGCTGTTACCTCGTAGCTAGGGTAGGTAGTACTTGCAGTAACTACGTTGATATTATCTTGAGGGATAAACCATACCTGATAGATACCTCCACTGTTATTATCGCAACTTTTTTGAATGCCCTCGAGGGCTGTACATGTTGGCATGTGTTTTAAGTTTTATATAAAAGGGGTTGCCCCCCTCTATGAATTAATATTAAGATCCGAAAACGATATCAGTTGGATTAACATAGTTAAAGCCAATCTTCATATTTGCACGAGTTCTCAAGTAAGGCTCAGCAACAGTATCAGACAAGTTCACTGCACGTAGATCAGATGGATCACCTTCACCATCAAACAAATAGATAAGATTATCTTTCAATGTGATAACCAAATGGTCATTAGACATACCTGGACAAAGAACAATCTTAACACCTAAGTAAGTCAAAGATAGATCCTGAGTGATATATGCATTAGTGTTACCACTTGCTACACCTAAACGGTAGATATTAACTAATTGTGTTGGTAAGTAGATACGTAAATCAGCAGTACGTGATGCAATGTTAGCAGGTACTAAAGCAAAAGCAGCTTGTAAATTAGTTAGCATTTGTGCAAAAGTAGGGTTTGGTGTCATAGCAGTGTAAGGGATAACATCTACATCTCCTGCAAGTTGTACTTCGTAACCATCGCATAAATCAAGTGGAGCACTACCACCTGTATCACCTTGCCATCTTAATGTCTCAATAGATCCATTGATAGAATTAGCCATCTCACTCCAGTAGAAGTTCATAAAGTTAGCTGCAGTGAAATCACCATTTGAACCTTGAGACATTTGTAAAGATACAAAAGACTGCTCTAATTCAAATTGACAAATTTGAGCCATTGCAGATAAAGCACATACACTCATAATCTTTGCAGATAAAGTATCTGTAGGTGCAGTAAAAGCACAAGCTGATGGCTGTAGAATGCTACCAAAAGTAACAGCTCCTAAAGCTACTTCAAATTTTACACCTGGTAAAGTACGAAAGTTATCTACTATGTCAGATGATCCTAAATAAGCTTGTGCATAGAATGCCTCAGCGTTAGGTGTTAATTGGGCGTTAGTCCCATTGTTTAAGTCAAATCTTAATTTTCTCATTGTTTTGTTTTTTTTATTTATTATTAAATTGATTGAATTTACTAAGTTTTTCTTGCACGCTCAAAGCTACAAGCTCATCCATTACCACTTCTTCTTCACTATCTACAGCCATAGCATCTTCTAATTGTGCTTTAAGGTCTGCTATCATAGCTACTAAATTATTCACTTCTGCATCTAGGGCAGGCTTAACTATTGCTAGTATTGCCTCAGCATCTAGTACAGGATCTACAGCCATAGTCTCTTCTACTACTTCCTCCTCTTCTACTACTGTATCTTCTAGGGCTACCTCTTCAGAGGCCTCCACTAGTTCAGCATCACGTATCTCAGTAATCTCACCGTCTATTACGACATAGATTTTACCGTCAATGGTGTGCTCTCCATCAGGTAATTTGTTCATATTTATATCTGTTTTTAATTGTGTTTCTGCTTTTAATTTCATTCCTAAGTATCCCTCTATTGAGAAGCCTACCTGGTCATTGTCTACCAAATGGTTATAGTACTCCACATCAGTTACCTGTGCTGTTACCATTAGGGTACCTGTAGGAACCTCTATACCAAATGATGAGTAAGCTTTATCTTTTGTAGGGTTGTCTACTATCCAAGCTTCAAGTACATAAGCAGGCACAGTCTCAGTAGTATCATGCTCTAAATTGAACAGATCCTTGTTACTCATATCCTTCATAAACTTAGAATGGATTTTCTCTATCTCTTCCTTAGTAAACTTTACATAGTACTCTTTGCCATCCTCATCATCTTTACGATAGATCTCCATAGGTATAAGAGCAGGTGCTACAATACGATACTTAACATTATCTTTGAATATCATTTGCTTAACCTGAGAATTGAAAGCCATACCCATAACTTTGATAGCAGGAGTAGATGTAAAAGCTATTTGTTCAATGCCTAAGTCCTCCCCATTTTCAGAGTATTCAGGATCAATAGTAATTTTGTAAATAGGTAAATTATCTTTTGCCATACCTATATTATATTATTTGTATATTTGTTCTAAAATTAAAAACTATGATAACCATTTTAGGCAGGGAGATCCCCAACAATTTAGACGAGCTGACTATTGAGCAGTTTGAGAATATCACTGAGCTGAGTGCTAATAGCACAATAGATCCAGTAGATAAGTATTTGCAGATTTTTGGTAGCTTAGGCTTAGAGGAAAGCTTATTCTATGATGTAGATATAGCTGATTTTATTGAGTTTACTCAAAAGTTTAATGATATACCTACCATTGAATATCCTACTATTAGTCAAATAGAGCTAGCCAATTACAGCTATACAGCAGAAATGAAATTGACAGTAAGAGACACTAAGCTGATTGAGAAGATAGCAATAGCAAAACCTAAGGGATATATCTCTGAGATACTTGCTATCATGTTTAAGCGTGATGATCTTACAGCCACCGAACACTATGCAGATGCTCACCTTAAACTTAAGGCCAAAATGATTAAAGAGCTTAATGCTTCTATAGCTATGCCTTACTTATTGTTTATTGCTAAAAAGATATCTAAACAAGTAGAGAAAGTAGAAGATGTTACCGAAGCAGTGGAGTGATATTTCACTTGAGCAGTTTATAGAGATCAGTGATATTGAGAAGTCATTAGGCTCCTCCCATTATAATGCTGAGATCATATCCATTCTTACAGATATTTCTATAGATGAGGTAGATGAGCTAGATATAGATGAGCTTACTGAGTTAGTTGCTCAGTTCAAATGGTCAAACACACAGCCATCTAAACAATATAAGCATGAGCTCCTAGGCATGAAGATTAAGCCCTTGTCTAAGTTGTGCCTATTTGAGTACATAGATTTAGACTACTACTTTAATGATAACTACCTGACTAACTTAGATAAGATATGTGCTATTCTATACAGGCAGTCTAAGGTTAATGAGTGGGGTGAGGTAGTCTTAGAGACTTATGACTATGATATACACCTAAGAGCTGAGAAGTTTTTAGATATACCTATCACTGAGGTGTATGGTATTGTTAATGAGTTCCTAAAATTCAGGGAGAATTTTCTAGAGGTGTATAAGAATTTGTTTGGTGAAGCTGAAGATGAGCTAACTGCAGAGGATAAGGCAGCAATGGATCCTGATGAGATTAAAGATGTAGAGAAAGAGGTAAAGAATAATAAGTGGTCATGGGAGCATATGATCTATGGCCTTACTAATGGTGATATAACAAAGAGTGAAGCTGTAGGAAGTCTACCCCTTACCTATGTGTTCAATATGTTAGGTATGAAAAAAGAGTTAGACATCTAGAGGAAAGCCCTGGACAAATTCAGGTGGAGCATAAAGTGCCTCGAATGTATACACTAATTTTTGTTGCCTCTCTAATACTTCAATAGCTTCTACTAGTGGATATTTCTTAGTAAGCCATTCAGTATATTGAGAATAAATTTCAGCAGTGATACCTGCACTAGCTAACTCATTGGTAAATTGTGCTACGAAATCTCTAGGAGTAATTACTCCACCATTCCATAGATAAGCTCCATTGTTTAAGAATATAAAATAATAAGCTGCTACTATTTGTATCTCTAATTTTTGAAAGCCTGTTATCTTTGCATTGATCCTAATACTACTTACAAGTGTGCCCTCACCATCTACTATCTCAGCATCTACTATCCTCTTAAGAATATTAGCCATCCTCCTACGTGTAGGATAGAGCACATTAAATTCACCTGTGTTTGCGTATGCCATTTATGCATTAATTAGCACCTCATATCCTAGTTGCTCAAAACCTAGTTTAGCATATTTCTCAGCAGTCTCCAAAGATTGTATTTCACCTTCCTCTAATGTAGCTACTATATTCCCTGATGGTATATCAGTATACAATAACATACCTTCTTGATAAGTTTCTTTACTTACATAAGTAGCTGTAGCTATTTCTAAAGTAAGGCCATTAGCTCTTGCTGCAAATTCCAATCTTCCATAAACACTTTCTAGTGTAAATTCAGTACCTGCAATTTTGATACTTTTTTCTTCTGTTGATTTAATTGTTAAGCTCATAATTTATTTGTTTTTGTTTAATTGTTTATGCTAATAATCCTGCGTTTCTTAATGCTTTAACTACTTGTTCTAGTGTATATCCGTCGAACGTGTCATCGTGTTTAACGTTTCCGCCCGAACCACTAACTACGGTTGCTGATGTTACTGCGGTTGTTTGTTGGTATAGTTTAATAACATTACCATTCTCAGTTCTAAAATGTGGTGCTGCATTTCCTGCTACAATATCCGCTGAATAAGTATAGTAATGGTCTGCTATATTCGAACTTGGAACTGTTCCTGACTTCAATATAATAGCATTTGAGCCTGTCCCTAAAGAAATACCCGTTGCTCCACCTAGATAAAAATTTCCTGAATCATTAATATAAATACCAGTGTTAGTAGTTCTTAATCTAAGACCTGAAGTACCTTGAAATCCTATTATACCATTATTATTATAAAATAGAAACTCACTAGAACCGTTTTTAACTTCGAGTCCTGTTGTTGTTTGCCAATTTAAATATGATGTATTAGCGTTATTTCTTAGTATCAAATCCCCGTTACCTTGAAATTGTGCTAAATCAACACTATCAGCACTATTCCTAACTCTTAAAGCTATATCAGTAGATAGAGCACCTGCTGCTTTAATATCAACTATTGCTGATGGGTCTATTTTATTAAATCCTGAGAAGCCTCTTTGAGTTACTAATGCATAATTATTTGTACCTCCATATGCGTCAAAATACCCAGCGTAATTTGTTGTGCCATAGTACGCATAAGAATGAATTCCATAATTTGTAGAACCAACTGAAGAACCATCTGCTCCAGTATAAATTCCTTTACCAATATTAGCTCCGTTTTGTCTTGCTAATGCTTGAATACCCCATATTGTAGCTGCCTGTTGATTTGGTTGAAAATATCCTGCTGTAAAACCACCTTCAGAAGCAAAATTAATATTAGTTGACCCTGATACTGTCATTCTTGCTGACCCATTTGTATAAGTGCCAACAGTAAAAGCCCCATCACCTGTAATTTTAGCAAGGTTAGCAGTATTCGCACTATTTCTAACCCTAAATGCCAAATCAGTAGCTAAAGTTCCCGCTGACCGTACATCCAAAACAGTGTTTACATCGGGTGTAGCACCTACTCCCAACCTCTTATTAGTGTTATCCCAAAACAAAGTGCTATCTTGTTGCACTACGTTCCCTGTTCCTTCAAACAAAACCCTACCTACTGTTCCTGAAGTTATTGGAGTTGTGCCTACGGTTAAGCCTGTAGATATAGCTATATCACCACTACCTAATAAAGATGTAGAGTTAATAGTTTTAATGTTTGTTCCACTAAATAAAGTTGGTTGCAATCCACTAACAACATTAGCACCTGTCAAAGATTTAGTGTCATAAGTTGCACCGTTATAAACGGATACTTCTAGTAAATCAGTACCTGCTAATGCACTGCCTTTGGGGGTTAATTGACTTATTTTTTTATTTGCCATTATCTATATTTTATATTATTTCCGTTACTCTTTCAGCTATACCATCTTCAGTATATCTACTATCTGATGCCTCAGTAATTCTATCATCACTAAACACAGGTCCTGCTGATACTGCTAGCCATTCCTCTATCCAGTTGTTACTAGTGCTAGGCCCACCTAACTCTATTACTATATCTTGAATGTAATTATTAGATAAAGCAGCGTTGCCTCCTACAGCATCTAAGATATCTCCCATTAGATTGTTAGAGATGGTTGTATTCAC